GCGGCGCAGACGTTTACAGGCACACAAACCTTTAGCGGCCCTATCGTCGGCGGCGCGCAAGCTTTGTCTGGCGCTGGCGCGGTCAACATAACGCAATTGACCACCAAATTTACTTCTACTGCCACGGGCAACGCTTTGACGTTGGCGGACGGCGTAGAAGGCCAGATCAAAGTAATTGTGTATGTTGCTGAAGCCGCAGGCGGCGACACTGGTATTTTGACTCCTACCAACCTTGGCGCGGGTACGACTATTACGTTCAACGCTATCGGCGACGCCTGTATTCTTCAGTTCCTTGGCACTGATTGGTGGGCCGTGTCGCTTCGCGGCGCCGTGCTGGCGTAATTTATGAAAACGCCGATCCTTGGCTCAACTTATGTGGCCCGCAGCGTCAATGCTGCGGACAGCCGCATGGTCAACCTTTTTCCGGAACTCGTACCGGAAGGCGGTAAGGGACCGGCGTTTCTTCAACGGGCGCCAGGTTTGCGTCTTCTGGCCACAATAGGCACCGGACCAATCCGCGGTCTGTGGCAGTTTGGCGGGTTCGGGTATGCCGTGTCAGGCAACACGCTATATAAGATCACGACCGCGTGGACCGCGACAACGCTGGGCACGATAGCGGGCACCGAACCGGTGTCCATGTCTGACAATGGTACGCAATTGTTCGTGGCCGCCAATGGGCCAAGCTACATTTACAACTCCAGCACCAATGTGTTCGCGCAAATCACAGACCCCGATTTTCCCGGCGCTGTTACTGTTGGGTATATTGACGGGTATTTTGTTTTCAACGAACCTAACAGCCAAAAAGTGTGGGTAACAAGCTTGTTGGATGGTTTGTCAGTTGATCCGCTGGACTTTGCCAGCGCGGAAGGTTCGCCTGACGGGCTTGTATCTCTTACAGTCAGCAACCGCGAAATCTGGCTGTTTGGCACCAACTCCACCGAAGTCTGGTACGACGCCGGCACCGCCGATTTTCCCCTTCAGCGCATCCAAGGCGCGTCAAACGAACTCGGCTGCACGGCGCCCTATTCCGTAGCTAAGATGGACAATACCGTGTTTTGGCTGGGCGCCGACGCGCGCGGGCGCGGGATGGTATACCGCGCCAACGGTTACATTGGGCAGCGCATCTCAACCCATGCGGTCGAATGGCACATCCAACAGTACGGCAATCTGTCTGACGCCATTGGCTACACTTACCAGCAGGACGGCCATTCTTTTTATGTGCTGATTTTTCCGCAGGCCAATACGACGTGGGTGTACGACCTCGCCACGCAAGCCTGGCATGAGCGCGCGGGGTGGGATAACGGCGAATTTACGCGCCATCGCAGCAACTGCCAGATGGCGTTTAACAACGAGATTGTCGTCGGCGATTTTGAGAACGGCAATATCTACGCTTTTGATCTTGATGTGTACGCCGACAACGGCGCCATCCAGCGGTGGCTGCGGTCGTGGCGAGCGATACCGTCAGGCCAGAACACGCTTCTCCGCACAACGCACCACAGCTTGCAACTGGACTGCGAAACAGGCGTGGGACTCGCGCAATACCCTGCCTATGACGCGGAAGATTTGATTGCGGAGAACGGCGATCTTTTGATAGCTGAATATGTGCAAAATGACATTACCACTGAAAGCGGCGAAGAGTTAACGACTGAAGCTGGCGATGGGTTTGAATTTATAGCCGACGTGCCCGATTATCCCATTCCGTTTGTGCCGCCAATGTACTTGTCCACAATCAGTTACCCGGCGGCCCCCGGTTATAATCCTCAAGTCATGATGCGTTGGTCGGACGACGGCGGCCATACTTGGTCTAATGAACATTGGACTTCTATTGGCCTTATAGGCAATTACGGCAAACGCGCCTTCTGGCGCCGGCTGGGGATGACGCTTAAAATCCGTGACCGCGTGTACGAGGTGTCTGGCACCGACGCGGTAAAAATAGCCATTATGGGCGCCGAACTGCGCGTCAGCCCTACCAATGCCTAGCCCGCCTAACATCACCAATATTCCGGCGCCGCGCGTCCCGTTTATCGACGACCGCACCGGGTTGTTGTCGCGGGAGTGGTATCGGTTTTTCTTTAACCTGTTTAACCTGACCGGCGCCGGCGACAATTGGACCTCGCTGCAAGACCTTCAGGTTGGACCGCCTAGCGCCACGGACGAACAGTTTGCCGCATCTCGCACTGTCGCGGGGCTGTTGACGGCGCCCGACGGCTCGGCGCAAGAATCGCAGATCGCCGTGTTGCAGAGCCAGGTGCAAGGGCTTTCTCTTACGCCGCCGCTTACGCCGCAGGCGCCTAACCCTGTCTTTGGGGCGTTTTACAGCACCGTAAACCAGCCCGACGGCTCCACCACGACGGCATATCCGCTGGTCTACGACACGATCCAAATAGAGCGGAACGTCGAGTTGCAAAACCGCACGGCGACGTTCACTGCGTCCATCGGCCCCGCCAGCACCACCATGACCGTGACCGCAATCAGCGCCGGCCCTATCTACCCCGGCATGGTCATCACCGGCACGGGCGTCACGGCTGGCACCTACATCGTGTCGCAGACCACTGGCACGGACGGCAGCACGGGAACGTACGTCGTCAGCGCGTCGCAGACCGTGGCGTCCACGACCATTACCGGGACGTGCAAGTCTAAGATCGTCGTGCATGAGGCGGGCACTTACAACGTCCAGTTCAGCATCCAGTTCGTCAACACCGACAACAGCATCCACGACACGGACGTGTGGCTGCGGAAGAACGGCACGAACGTGGCCGACAGCAACAGCCAGTTTTCGGTGCCCAACCGTCATGGCGGCGTAGACGGGCACTTGATCGGGGCGCTAAATCTGTTTGTGGAAATGGCGCCAAACGACTATGTTGAACTGATGTGGGCGACCACCAATTCGGCGACCACAATCCAGTACATCGGCGCCCAAACCGGTCCTGTGCGCCCGGCTACGCCGTCTGCTATAGTGACTGTATCCTTGGCCTCTGTGCCATCGAACCAAGGGGTATGATATGGCCGTTACCGTAACCGTCCTGATCCCGGCCAAGACCGCCGAGGCTACGCAGACGACGCAGTACACCTCAACCGGCGTGACGACGATCATCGACAAGTTCACCGCGACCAATTACAGCGCCGCCGCGGCAACGATCAGCGTCAATCTGATCACGGTCGCAGACTCGGCCGGCAACGACAACTTGACCGTCAAGACCAAGACGTTGCAGGCTGGCGAGACCTACACGTTCCCCGAGGTTGTCGGTCAGGTGCTGGCGCCGGGCGGGTTTATCTCCACCATCGCCGGCACCGCGTCGGCGGTCAACATTCGCGCCAGCGGGCGCCAGGTGACGCAGTGACCATCACCATCCGCCGCCCTGAATACGCTGACCTAGGCCGGTACACCGAACTGGCCGTTAAATTTATTAAGTCGGCCCCTATCAGCAAGCTGGTGGACATTACGCCCGACAACGTGGCGGATTTTTTGGTTCGCGCCATGGACAACCCTAACGTCGGCATGTGGATGGCGGTCAAAAACGGCGTCATTGTCGGCATTTGCGGCGGCCTGCATTACCCTCTGTATTTCGGCCCGCAGCACACTATTGTGCAAGAGTTGTGGTGGTGGCTGACCCCTGACGCGCGGGGCAGCGGCGCCGGGCAGGCGATGTACAAGACGCTGGAAGCGTGGGCCAAAGAAAATAACGCCGCCGCAATCTTTATGATTGCGCTGGACGACGATAGGGTGGAGAAAACCAGCAAGTTTTACGAGCGCGCCGGGTATATGCCTTTGGAGCGCACGTTTGCGAAAGGGGCCGCGTCATGGCAATAGGAACCACCGCCGCGTTAGTTTTGGGCGGCGCCGCACTGGCGGGAACCGCCGCGACCATGTATGCATCCGACAAAGCGGCAGGGGCGCAAAAGCGCGCCGCGCGCGACGCGGCTGCACTGCAACGGGAAGCGTACGCCCGGCAAGAAGACCTGCAAGAACCGTTTCGCCAAGGGGGTATGGCGGCGCAGAACCGGCTTATGACGCTGCTTGGTCTGCAACTGCCAGAAGGTGCGGAATATGTGCCCGGCCTAGAGGTTGATCCTAGGTCTCGCGAATTTGGCAAGTACGCCCGCGATTTCAGTATGAAGGATTTTGAAGCCGACCCCGGCTATGGGTTCCGCATGAGCGAGGGTATGAAGGCAATCGAACGGTCGGCTGCTGCGCGCGGCGGGCTGTTGTCGGGCGCCACGCTGAAGGGCATCACGCGGTTTGGCCAGGACACCGCGACGGCGGAATACCAGAACGCTTTCAATCGTTACCAAGTCAATCGCGCAAACCAACTGAACCCGCTGCAAAGCCTTATGGGCGGCGGGCAGTCCAGCGCTAATCTTCTATCCAACGCGGCAGGACAGACGGGGCAAGGTTTGGCGGGTTCTGCAATGGCTGGCGGTCAAGCCACTGCGTCAGGCTACATGAACATGGCCAACGCGCTGAACCAGGGCCTTAGCACCGGGGCCAATCTGTACATGCAGGGGCAGTATCTCGGCGGAATGAACCAGCTTAACGCAGCTAGAACTGCGTATTATAACCGCCAGGCGTAAGGAGATAGCGCATGTCCGGGTCTTTTCCTCCGCTTCCGCAAATCCAGCCTTTTCAGGCGCCTAACCTTGTAGCGATGTCCAACGCTATGCAGGCGCAGTCGCTAAACGCGATGCGCGAACAGCAGTTGATGGGCGCGGAGCGCGAGCGCAACGCAATGCGCGCTTTATTTTCCGATCCTAACTTTAACCCTTCTGACCCCGCCCAAGCCCGCCGCGTTTTAGAGGTCGCGCCTCAAGCTGGCCCCGCGACGTATTCCGCGCTATTGCGCGGCTACGCTGACCAGCGCGCCGCAGAAGCGTCAGTGCGGGCCGGCGCGGCTGCCGGGAGGCAGGCTGAACTTGCCAATGTTCAAATTGAGCAGCAAAAATTTAACGTGAGCCGTCAAGAATTGATTGGGCTGGCGGATTTACCAGAAGATGAGCGCCAAACCGCTTGGGTCGCTTGGCGCGAACGGACCATGGCGCGGATGCCATACGCGCGCAATATCCCGCGGGAGTATTCGCCCGGCGCGTATGCGTCTATGCTTTCGACGGCGGGCGAAATCGCCGCCCGAATTGCCGCGCAGAACAAGCCCCCGGAAGCTTTTACTCTTAGCCCTGGTCAAACTCGTTTTAGCGGGACCGGCCAACCTATTGCTTCGGCTTCCGCCCGCGACCCGGCGCGCGAAATTAAAATTCAAGACATTATGGACACTTTTGATGTTGACCGCCGCACAGCGGTTGGCATCGAAAGCGGCGTTTTAAGACCTATTGCAGACCCCGTAACAGGCCAAACTAGGCTGATTGACTTAACTAATAACACGTTTCGCGAAACTACGCCCGCGGCGCCTGCGCCTCCCGCCCCCGCGCCTCTCGTCACCGGCCCCCGCGCGAACATTACTCCGCCCCCTGCGGCGGAACCCGCGCCTGCCGCCCCGGCGCCTGCGCCTGCGCCTGCGCCTGCGGCGGAAGCCCCGCCGGCGCCAAATCAAACTTTGTACGCATTGGCGCAAAGGCCTCTCACCACCGGCTTAACGCCTGCGGCGCTGCAATACGGGCAAAATGTGCTGGGACAGTTTGGCGCGAATATCATAGACCCAGAACTTACGGAACGCCGACAAACATTTAGTAACACGCAAGGCGATTTGATTAGGGCGCTGTCAATAAATCCGCGGTACCCGGTAGATGAAATGAAACGTATCCGCGAAGAAATTAATATCGAACCGCGCGCGTTTACCGACCCTCAATCTCTTTTGGCCAGAATGCGTAGTGTAGGTAAGTCTTTGCGCACGCGGTTGGCCGACGAAGAACGCGCAGGCGCAGACCCTTCGCTTCCCGTCGACGACCGCCGCGCCGCACTTAGGGCGGCCGAAGACATCAGAAACTTTCTTGCCAAACTTGGGGCGCCGGAAGATCAGTCCTCAACGGCCGCGCCTGCCGCGCCGCCTCCGCGCCGCAACGCGTTGGACCGGCGCACACAAACCAGGCCGCAACGTCTTCGATACAACCTTGAGACTGGTGAGTTGGAGCCTGTTCAATGATCGAAGTCCAACTGCCGGATGGCCGAGTTATCGAGTTCCCGGCAGGGACTGCGCCGGATGTGATGCGGCGGGTTGCCGCGCAGGCGGCTCAACAGCCTGCGGCGCCGTCGGGCGAAGGTACGCCCGGGCCTCAGCAGGGCGGCACCGGTCGCGGCAGCGGGTTTATGCCGTTTCTAAACCGCGGCATAGCGGCACTTGCGGGCGCGCCAGTGGACATCGCCAACGCGGTCATAGGTATGGACCCGCGTTATTTGCCGTTTGGTGTCGGGCGCGCAGCGTCTGCGGCTGGTGCG